GTGACTCTGGAGGAATTCCACGTACCTGGCGCCCGAACGAGCATTCCTTTCGAGCCATTTTTGAACCTGGAAAGCGGTACGTAGATCTGATACATCAAATCCAAAAGATGTTAAATCAACTGTATTATTATTTAATGCGAGAATAGCATTATCAACCGCATTAGGACCTATACCAGCATACAGATTAGAGTTTGAAGCAGTCTCCGAGGTACCCCATATATTATCGGCACCTGGAGCCCTGGCGTTTATTGTTGCATCTGACCATATAGCAGAACCTGCACCTGCAACAAAAGCGGGAGCTGTACCTCTCTGTTGCCAGGGAAGAGCGGAAAAGAAATAGTTTTTCTCCCATAGACGGTAAAGAACAACCTCATTTGTAAGAGCTACCTCTGGGATCAAGGTCTGATCCCGGTAGTACTCATTATAGATTAAATTGTAAGCGTTCCTAGGGAACGACATGGGGAACGCACCTTCCGGAACTATGTCCGGAGGGAATCCGAGATAATCCCAGAGGGAATCTCGGGTATTTATTGTAGGGGTCCATCTGGGAAGAACCGGTTCAAGTTCACCATCTACACCACCGGTTATAAATGCTTCCCAGGAGTCAGTTTTTGAATTATCCCACAGAATTCTGTAGGGAACAAAGAAATAATGCACATAAACATTAATTTCATGAAGGATTGGAGCGACCAGGGGCTGGAATCTTACGATTAACTGATTTCCGATTCGGAAATTATCACCTGGTACCGCCTCATCACACATAACGGGGATGAGCTGACCCATATCACAGGTCAGTTTTTTTGAGTAGGAAAGATCGAATGTTGATCTTCCTGGGGACAGCGATTTGATTCGCTGATAGGGAGCAATTGAAGCCATAGAATAATTCTCCTATGGCTTAAGAATACTATACGTTTGTTTCGTCCGCAAGGCGATCCGAAGTATTTATTTCAATTGGGTCGTTGACCAGAATTCCTCCGGTTTCTGGATCGAATTGGCCGACCATGAAAAGTTTGAACTCACTACCGTTTTCGATAGAGTTCTGTTTCATCAGATTGCGATAGTTGCGAGAAGCAACTCCGTGGTTTTTTGCCTGGTAAACAGGCCCGAATTCTTCGGCGAGTCCGTCTCGAATCGAGTAGAGATTGATCATAAGATTAAGATACTCAAGATCAGAGTCAGGAGACAAGTAATGTCACCTGGCTATACTAACAACAAGAGATTAGTATAGCGAAGGCCCAAAATTGGCCCTTTGAGTGGTAATAATTACGAATTTGACTGTAAAAATTATGGATTTACCCCTTTTCAAGGGGTAAGTAGGTAGACGTAACTAAAGTTACTTATCATATTGATAATGGTTCCGAGATTACCTCGGCCCTGCTGGGAGTGCGGCGGTGCCCGCCTGTTGGTCCAAAGCCTGCCCGGCTTCGGCCCTAGTGTTTTACCGCTTCGCGTGAATGGCTAAAGCCTTTTTTCTTTCTGAGCTGACTTTGCAAGAACGTTTCGTTCCTTTTGTGCTTTGCTGTGAAGGTTGATTTCATATAGGTCACTAGTGTCGCTTTGTTCCGCCGCTTGTAATCGTTCCCGGTATTCATCATCCCTCTTTTCACTACGCATTTTGGAACTTTCACTCAAGTCAAGCTCGAGTTTCTTGACATAGTAGCGCGGTATTCCGTGCTTCACTCCGTTGATCGTCAAGTGTTGATGGCGGGCCAAGTAGGCCCTGTTGTTATCAGCCCACGAGAGGCCAAGGCCCTGGGACTGAAGAGAGAACAAGGAGGAATTCCGTTCTCCTGGTTGTTTATATAATTTTTTTTGGATATACGATGCCACATATCGACAGCTATGAGGAGTTACCGTTCCCACGTGAACAAGTCCTTTTGTCCAATTTTGTTCTATTATTGTTTTTTCGGGTATGGAGATCCCGAATATGATTGCATGATAATGTGGTCGACCAGTACGATCACCGTACTCACCACATGCATAGTATTTGATTTTCCTAGGAGCGAGATCCGCTCTTAGGCGTTTAAAGAACTTTTGAAGTTCTGGTTTTGATATATCTTGTATGTTGTCGTCATCATAAGTGAGAGTGACGAATACAGAATCCTCCCATTGAGAGGACTCATGCATAAGCCTGGTTGCCCATTCCTGGGTTCTCTGTATCCTACATGACATGCATTTTCCACAAGGAAATGAGAGATCACCATTAATCTCTATCGGTTTTGTGCATGTCATTATATTTATAGTTTTGGTTATCTCGGCCGATATACTACAGCCGGATACCACCACGAGAAGAGCCGTAATTAGGAATGCGTTTGCGCTTACCTTTTTTACCATAACTCTTTCGTTTTTTATTTCCACGCCTTTTGCGAGCCATAAAGCCTCCTATTTATAGTAGGGTAACATGTTTCTATTTCGATCATTAGCTTGCCATGTTCCCATGTTATCCTGAATAGCCTCTTCCGCTTGTCTTCTAGTATCTCTTTTTTGAGACTGATTTTCACGCCAATTCTGAAAATTTGTCCCTACTGCAGACAAAGGATTTCCAGTTAAATGAGCCCTGGGAAGATTTCCTAATGCATCTTTTATTGATCCTTGAAAATCACCTCTACGTACACCAAGAAGGTTAGCTACTTCTGCAATATATTGCATTGCTTCCGGCGTATTATCTTTATATCTTCTGGGTCCAGACTTTTGCCAATCATCTACCTGTATTGCTCTTCCAGTGTCGATTGCGTCTGTTTCCGCAAGAGTTTTTCCATATGATGCACGTAAATTATCCAAAGTCTGATCAGCTATTTTTATATCGGCGTTTGTCTTCGCTATACCTTTATCCATCGTTTCAATTTCTTTTTTCTTCCTGGCTAGATCCATCATAACTGCTGGATCAATTTCGCCAAGGGGATTATCCAACGGTGCCATAGCTTGTGTAGGAGATGGACTTCCAGCGGCTAATGTTTTAGAAAGCCCTGCGGCTTCCATATCCGTTGCAGACCGTTGATAAGCGGTATCTTGTCGTTCGCGCTCTATATTCATCTGTTCTCGTCGTTCTTTACGACCAACTATTCCACTAATCATATTAGCGAGTAGAGCACCTCCGCCAACTATAAGTCCGCCTGTTACAGGATCTAATGCCATTTAGGCTTCCTTATCGGTATTATTTACCATAGCCTGGTCGGCTTTTTCTGATTCCTCTTTCGCCAGGCGTTCAGCTTTCGCCTGGTCGGCCAGTTTTTTAGCCTGTTTGCCTTTTGCATCAAGATTTCTTGCCATCTGGGTAGCGTCGGCCATGTCGAAATTGGGCGCCCTTGTTCTATCATAATGATGCTCCGGTATGGGATCTTCTGCTCCAAATTCATATACGCCCTTTCGATATTCATCGAGATTACGGCCCATCTGAAGCATTTTTTCAATCTGATTTTTTGTGGATATATATCCATGAGTTTCTGTCATAGTTTCGCTAGAAACCGACGTTGGTTTCCGCGGAGGTTTATTTTGACTTGTATAGATCATTTTTCACTCCTAGTGGTCAATAAGACCAGGATTTGACTGTATAGGCATCGGCCTTACAGCACGAATTATGTTACTGAAATTTACAATGAGTCCTGGTTCATCCTGAACAGCGAATATTCGCTTTGATGGTACGCAATTAAGTAATGCCTGGTTAAGAGCCGGCGCCGCTTCGTAGTCGATTGCGAGATGCCAGTAATCGAAGTTAGGGAGCGTATCATTTGAACGCATCCAAGATACACACTGATTATGCTTCGTTCTCATGTGATCATATTTTCCCTGGTATCCGAAAAGTGTCTGATTTTCTCCAATATCATCTGTTGCGTATATTTCGGCCTGGATAATTGCCTGTTCTGAAAGGTTCTGGAACTCTGGGAAAAAGAAATCATACTTTGTCTCATGAAGCCATTGACGATCGATTCCTTGCTGATAGTCCGCACGAGGCATGACGGACATTATTCCCATTATTAAACCAAATTCAGGTACGGTATAAGAACCGCCAAAATTGGAATCAACTGTAAGACCGTGTCCAGCAAGATTTCCCTGGGGAGTATCTGTATATCCTGTATCACCCGCTGTTCCTGAAGTCTGAAGTACTTCAGATACGATAACCGGTGCTTTTGTTCCGCCTATATACTCGGGACG